TATATCTTAACTTAATTATGTTATAATATATAAATATCTTAGCTTTCAGTGTTACAACACTAAGGTTATAACGCTGGGTTAGACTTCCCCATACTAAGAAGACTTAGCAGTAATAATTATTATTATAATTAAATCTGTATTTATCTTAATATATGTATTGACAATGACAAATAAATCTGTAAAACTAAGCCCTGAAACTAACGTACTAGAGAAATTCTATGAGGCTGTTGCTTCAGACAGGCTGCGTAGTATTCATCTGTACCACTCTGATATACATTATATCCGTGCTGCTCTAAAGGAGCGGACGGGTAAAACTTTCTTGTTATCAGACATTGAAACTGCTGTAGAGGAATTTAATAGTGGCTAATAAACCAAAAAAGTATAACCGTAAAACACTGCCACCGAGAAGACCTAAGAATGACGATGTATTAATTGGTGATAAAAACGAATCTTTGGGTTCGTCTGGTGCTATTAAAGATAGTGAAACCGTAACTCCTACCTCAGACCCCGCTCGTATTATCTATTCAATAGATGGAAGAGACGTGTCGAAACAAGAATTTCAAAAGAGGGCAGGTATATTTTCTGCCGGTGGTTTAATCCCACCCAATAAACGTAAGGGTAACATTGATTACCGTAAAACGGGTCTTGTACGTAATAAACGTGATAACAAACGAAAAGGAATGAAATAATGGCATTACCAATAGTATTCGCACTCGGCCTTCTAGCAAAAGGCGCACGGGCAGCTTATAAAATTAATAGGGCAGCAAAAAGAGCAGGCAGTAAAAAGCCTGACTATACAGGCAAAAATGATCCTTTTACACCAGCAACAGGCCCACAAAAATCTGTTATTGCTCTTAAAAATAAAGTTAAATCAGCTTCTAATAGTGTTAATCCACGGACAGCCGCTAGAGGTAATAGACCTGCACGGGGTGCTGCGGCGGCAGCCAGAGAAAGAAATAAGCTTCTTAAAGCAGGCGCAGGTTTTGGTGTTGCAGGTTATGCAGGAGCTAAGGCTATTGAGGCAACTCAAAACGCAGTAAAAAGGTATTTGGAGGATGATACACCTAATACAGTAGCAGGTGTAAAAGCAGAAATTAAAAAGGCTAAGGGTTTATCAAAGGCAGATGCTGATAAGTTAATTCGTATACTAGGTCCAGAAATTAAAGAGGCCGCAGATAAGAAAAGATCAGATTCCTTTAAACCTGCACCCGCTGGTCCTAGACCCGAAAAAGAGTTAACCTTTGGAGAGAAGTTTAAGGAAGAAAGAGCTAAAGCTAAAAAGGCTGGTAAAGAACTAACAGCTACCTTCACTTACAAAGGTAAGTCTTATAACACTAGAAATGAAAAAGAAGAAGCCACCAGAAAAGAAAAAGCTTCTGCTAGAACTAGTGGTAAGGGTAGTAGAGCCATTACAACTATGGATATAGCACCACCGGAAGGGTATAAGCCTAAAAAAGCTAACAGAGGTGCATTAGTAAGTCGCCAACGTAAGGGTCACACTGACATGCGTAAAGGCGGTCTATTTAGGTAGTATACTATGAGTCTAGTTTCAAACCCCAAATATAAAGCAGCTAAGGTAAGCACAAATATTAGAGATGCTTACTCGAAGGGTAATAAATATAGGCTCGTAGGTAGCGGCCCTGTTGATATTAAGGGACTTTATGAGGACAATGATCTTTCTAGTTTAGGTATTTCTTTTAAAGATATTATGAATGCAGCTAAATATAATCCTGACTACATAGATTCTTTAGTAGAAAGATTTAATTATGCTAATATGGGCGCTTTTATTAGACCTAAATTTGATCCTAAGTCTGGTATTACTAGAAGAGAAAACGAAGAAATAAGCAGATTTAAAGAAAGAAACTATACTACTAATACTACACCAAACCCAAACTATACGGAAGAAGACTACAACAGACTTAATAAGGCCGGACAAGAACTTATGCCTTTTTCTGTTGACCACCCTATGCACCCTAGAAATACGTTTACTACACTAACCAATGCTAAAAAGAGTAACAAAAAAGAATATCAAGAAATTTTAGATTCAGTTTTAGAGGCTTATGGAGGATTTGAACCATACCGTGATGCTTTATCAGCGTATGCGAAAACAGAAGAAGGCTCTAACTTTTTAAAAATGCCTTCTTCTAATGTTCAAAACCTTCCTGATATTCCAGACAGAAATACCTCTAATGACGTTCAAAAATTTTCATTAAGTGTAGACCCAGACAAAGCTCCCAACAACGAAAATATGGAAAAATTGTTTCCTGCGCGAGAGCCGGATGGACCTAAAATGGATTCATTAGAAGATACACAAGAAAAACCCGTTGACTATGAGGGGTCTTTTCCTATATATAAAGTAGACTCCAAAAAAGCCCAAAGTTTCCGTGATGCTTTTTCTGCTGCGGAAGACGGTGCTATATTTGAGTGGGATGGTAGAGAGTACCTTAAGGACTACGAATAACATGCCCAATCAAAATACGTATAAGTACCACACAAAGGGTCTAACACTTACGTCTTCCTCTGCATCAGGCAGTGCAGACGTAGTTTATACTTGCCCTCCAAACTATAATGGTACTGTACGTTTTTTACATCTGTCTAATGGTTCTGGTAGTACACGGACATGTAGTGTTCAGTTTTATCATGCTGAAGATGCGGAGTACCATTATATCATTAAAGATACTTCATTTGCAGGTAGCTCCCTATTAAATTTAGTTAATGGTGGTTATTTCTTTATGCACGCTGGCGACAAGATTGTTGCCTTCTCTGCTAACCCAACAGACTTTGAAGTTATGGTGTCGGTAGAGGAAGAGCCTGCACAATTTACCTTTACAGGTGTATAATGGCAGCTAAAGCAAAACCTAAATCAAAGTCTCGTGTTAATGAGGCAGGTAACTACACTAAGCCAGCCCTACGTAAAAGATTATTTAATAAAATTAAGGCTGGCACAAAAGGCGGTAAAGCTGGGCAGTGGTCAGCTAGAAAAGCTCAATTACTAGCGAGCGAATATAAGAAGGCTGGAGGCGGCTACAAGTCGTAATGGTTACATCCATCGCGGATGACCTGCGTGAGTGGTCTATGAACGTCTTAGAAGTTCCTAACCCGCATTTAGATGGATTGCCTGCCTGCCCCTATGCAAAGAAAGCGTGGCAAGATAATAAAGTGAAAATAATAGAAACTAAGAATATATATAAAGAGACACTAAGACAGTGCAATGAATTTACAGATAATGCGTATGACTTAACAATATGTGCCTCTTTTACTATACCGAATATGCAAGAGTTCAGTACGTGGTGTGAAGAGCGTAATAACCTACTAGCTAAACGAGACTTGCACATTATGGGTTTTCATCCTGAATTTGGTGCAGAAGAAGCTGAACTAGATTTCCTATATGAACACAGTTGGGAAAGTTCCGTAAAGGATGAATACTGTATGGTTTTCATACAGTCACTATCTCAAGTAGACGACGCCAGCTTAAAGTTAGAAAAGCTGGATTACTATAAGGTCTATCCTGAAGATGAGTATCAGGAATTAGTTATTAACAGAAGGACTAAGAGAAATGGCAATGAAACCCAGAGCTATGAAAAAGAAAATGATGCGGGGCGGCGGAGCAGTAAAGAAGCCAGCAGCAAAGATGATGCGCGGCGGAATGAAAAAGCCAGTAGCAAAAATGCGCGGCGGCGGACTAAAAAAGAAGTAGTCGATGCTTAAGCCCCGAAAACCTACGCCCACACGTAATCGTAACTATCGCAAAGAGTATGATACTCACGGTAAACTTCCTGCCCAAAAGAAAAACAGGGCAGCAAGAAATACTGCTCGTAATGCTTTAGCTAAAGCTGGTGTGGTGCGTAAAGGTGATGGCAAAGAAGTGGATCATAAAAACATGAATCCACGAGATAATAGACGCTCTAATCTGAGGGTAGTTCCTAAAGGCGTAAATAGGAGAAGACAACCCAAAAGAAAATAGTATTTGTTTGTATTTTTGGAGAGGAATATGAATGGACATATTGGGTATACTAGAAACATTTGGTATTCCTGTTACAATGACAATAGCTTTTGGTTATTTCATATGGAAGCAGAATAACTGGATACAGAACGAGCTATCTTCAGACTTAGACGAAAAACATAAAAGACTAGAAGCAATAGTAGTTAAACTTATTGATGCCCAAAAAGTTATGCAGCTACAACAACAAGATATTAAATCTAGTTATCAAACTATCGTAGAAGTCATAGGGGCTAAATTTATTAAGCAGCTAGTTATAAGGGACGTAGTAGACAATGGCACTAAAGAAACCACAGCGCAGTCTAAAAAAGTGGACAGGCCAAAAGTGGGGAACTAAGTCAGGTAAGCCATCTGCTAAAACAGGTGAGCGATACCTACCTAAAAAAGCTATTGCTGCTTTAACACCTTCAGAGTATGCTAGAACTACAGCAGCTAAACGTAAAGGTACTGCTGCTGGTAAGCAAGTAGTCAAACAACCTAAAAGTATAGCAAAGAAAGTAAGAAAGTACCGTGCGTAAGATTTTAGAAAAGACTATTACGCTACAAAAGCGTATCCGTAGAAAAAACAGACACGCTAAAAAACCCAATCTGCATAGCAGACAAGCTAATGCAAAACAAACATATAGGGGGCAGGGTAGATAATGAACGCATCACAGCTAGATAGTTGGCGCATTATACCACGTATTATGATGCTGGCTTTAATTGTTATGAATTTCCGTGTTATTGAGTGGTTTATGTCACTTGATGCACCTACTATGGAGCAGGCAGGTATGCTTAGTGTTATGACTGGCGCACTTACTGCTGCATTCGGTTTGTATTTAGGCAACTCCGAAAAAGCTAGCCCTCCTGTTGTTGAGGCCAGTAAAAAGACAAAGTAGAGATTTATTATGAACCAGCAATTTGTAGAGGCATTACTGTTTACAGTCATTATTATGCTTAATAACGGTAATTATAATGTAAAGTCTGGGATTGTACAAGAATGCCCACCGTATGAAGAGGTTGTACCTCTTTTAGAAAAGGGTTTAAAAGACAACGAGTATAGAGGTTGGCACGCTACGTGTCAAAAGATTGCTATTATTGTTAAGAATAAAGGACAACCACTATGATTGGCGCTCTAATTGGACCTGTAGCTGGGCTTGTTGGTACGTGGCTACAGGGTAGTGTAGAAGAAAAGAAGGCTAAGACCGCTATGAAGGTAGCGGAAGCACAGGCTAAAGCTACTGTAATGGTAGAAGCAGCTACGCACGAAAGTGGGTGGGAGCGTATTATGGCTGAAGGTACTAAGAATAGCTGGAAAGATGAATATCTTACAATTATTTTTAGTGTACCTATGATTCTAGCTTTTGTTCCGGGTATGGAAAACATTGTGCAGCGGGGCTTTGAGCAGCTACAGTCTATGCCTGAGTGGTATCAATACTCTTTAGGCTGTGTAGTTGCTGCCAGCTTTGGTATTAGAGGTGCCACTAAACTATTTGGTAAAAAGTAGTTGACACTAAAGTTAAACTAGATATAATAAAGGAAATAAAGTGTCTTTAAGTGAATCTGAAAAAGCAAAACTAAAAAGATATGGGTTGTCAGGTTTAAATAAACCTAAGCGCACACCTAAACATTCGACAAAAAAAGCTATTGTTGCAGTGAGGGACAATGACAAAATTAAAATCATACGCTTTGGCGATCAAAACATGGGTCACAACTATTCTCCAGAAGCTCGTAAATCTTTTAAAGCGCGTCACGATAAAAATATTAAAAGAGGCCCTACGTCTGGTGCGTACTGGGCGAATAAAGTTTTTTGGTCTGGTAAAGGTGGTAGTACGAAGAGTCCGCCTAAAAGTCAGAAGCATAAAAAGGGCATGGCGTAATGGGTAAACAGCTAACAGAAAAGCAACAAAAATTTGTTGATGTTCTTTTTAGTGAAGCTGAAGGGGACTTACAAAAAGCTAAGCATATGGCTGGGTATTCTCCAAACGTAGCCTTGCATCAGGTAGTAAACAGTGTTAAAGATGAGGTCATTGAAGCTACTAAAACTTTTATGGCTTTTAATGCACCTAAAGCTGCTTATGCTATTGTTTCTGGTGTTGATACTCCAACGCAGTTGGGTATGAGAGACAAACTAAACGCAGCTAAAGATTTGTTAGATCGCACTGGTATTGTTAAAACAGAAAAGGTAGAGGTTCAATCTGCGGGTGGTCTTATGATTCTTCCTGCTAAAGACGAACCTATTGAAGATGACGACGAAGACTAAGTACTCACTACCTCAAGTGGGAACCTATACACTACCTCAACCACTAGATATTCAAGAAGACGGTGAGTGGGTAGCTTTACCTCGTGTTGCTCGTACTATACCTTTTGGTTATAGGGTAGATAAAGATATTGATGATAAAATCTTGCTACCTATTAAACAAGAGTTAGATGCTTTAGCTTTAGCTAAAAAACATCTTAAAAAATATTCTTATCGTGAGGTTACAAACTGGCTTATTACCGAAACAGGTAGAAATATTTCCCACGTAGGTCTAATGAAACGAGTAAAGAATGAGCGAAAACGTAAGAACAAAGCTAATATCCTCCGCAAATGGGCAGCTTATGCCGAAGCGGCGCTCGCCAAAGCGGAAGAGCTTGAAAAAGAAAGGCTCTCGTCCAGAACCTGTTCGTAATGCGGTTGAGTGGGTAGCAAAAGAAGAAGAAGCTAACCCAGAAGTAGAAGTACAAGAAGAACAAAACATTGTTTTTCAACCTAACGAAGGACCACAAACAGACTTTTTAAAATCTGCTGATCGCGAAGTTTTGTTTGGTGGTGCCGCAGGCGGCGGAAAATCGTTTGCCATGTTAGCTGATCCTTTACGGTATATGGGCCATCCAGCTTTTAGTGGTTTGTTGTTGCGCCATACAACTGAAGAACTACGTGAATTAATTGTTAAGTCACAAGAGTTGTATCCTAAAGTATTTAAAGGTATTAAGTGGTCAGAAAGAAAAATGCAGTGGACTGCTCCGTCTGGTGCAAGACTGTGGATGTCTTATCTGGATAAGGACGAAGATGTAAGGCGCTATCAAGGATTAGCATTTAGTTGGATAGGGTTTGATGAATTAACTCAGTGGGCTACACCTTATTCATGGAACTACATGCGTTCTAGGCTTCGTTCTACTGCACCCGATTTGCCAGTTTATATGCGGGCTACTACGAATCCGGGCGGTAGAGGACATAGCTGGGTAAAGAAAATGTTTATAGACCCTTCTGTACCTAATCATAGCTTTAAAGCTACAGACATTGAAACAGGAGAAACACTTAAGTACCCATCAGGCCATGCTAAAGCAGGTAAGGCTTTATTTAAACGACGTTTTATTCCCTCTAAGCTTAGTGATAATCCTTATTTAGCAGAGGGTGGCGATTACGAAGCTATGCTTTTGTCTTTGCCAGAACAACAAAGACGCAGGTTACTAGATGGTGATTGGGACATTGCAGAGGGTGCAGCCTTTACAGAGTTTGATAGAAACATTCATGTTGTTGAACCCTTTTCTATACCCTCTAATTGGATTAAGTTTAGAGCATGTGACTATGGTTACGGATCATACAGCGGAGTTGTTTGGTTTGCAGTAGGTCCAGATGAACAGTTAATTGTGTACCGTGAACTTTATGTATCTAAAGTATTGGCTAAGGATTTAGCTAATATGATTCTTGAACTAGAAGCAGGCGATGGGAATGTAGCATATGGTGTTCTTGATAGCTCTTTATGGCATAACAGAGGCGATACAGGACCGTCTTTGGCCGAACAAATGATTCGTGAGGGTTGTAGGTGGCGACCTTCTGATAGGAGTAAAGGCTCTCGTGTCGCAGGAAAAAACGAAATACACCGTAGGCTTCAAATTGATGATTTTACTGAAGAACCTCGTTTAGTATTTTTTAATAACTGCACAAATATAATCTCTCAGTTACCAGCATTGCCATTAGATAAAAAGAATCCTGAAGATATTGACACAAATGCAGAAGATCATTTGTATGATGCAATGAGATATGGTATAATGTCAAGACCTCGTTTTAGTATTTTTGATTATGATCCCGTTTATGGATCAAGAACTCCAGCCCCAGCCGATCCTATCTTTGGCTACTAAAAACTTTTAAAGGATACCTTATGAAAGACAATGAACAAGACTACCTAATGGAAAATTCTCGGATCGCAGTTGAAGATGCTGATTCAGAAGAGGACGGTTCTCGTGGGTCGTTGTCGGGTGTTGTTCGACACGTAACAGATAAATATAGTGTTGCTCGCCGATATCGTAATACAGAAGAAGAGCGTTGGTTGCGTGCATGGCGCAACTATCGTGGTATCTATCACGCAAATGTAAAATTTACAGACGCTGAAAAATCACGTGTCTTTATTAAAGTTACTAAGACTAAAGTTTTAGCTGCATACAATCAAATTGTGGATGTTTTATTTGGTAATCAAAGGTTTCCTCTTAGTATTGATCCTACTACTTTACCTGATGGTGTAGAAGAAGCAGTACACTTTGATCTTAAAGATGTAGATAATGTAAAAGAAGAAGCTGGTGGAAGCGTAGAAAAAACTGAAAGCCCTTATGGTTTTGCTGGGGACGGTAAAGATTTGGAACCCGGTGCAACATCACAGTCCTTACTACTTGGTAGCTTAGAAGAACAGTTGTCTGAAGCTCCAAATCTTAAGAAGGGTGCAGGGCAAACAGCTTCCTCTGCGACATTTTATCCCGCTATGCTTGCTGCAAAAAAGATGCAGAAGAAAGTACACGACCAGCTTGAAGAAAGTAATGCAGCACAGCACCTTCGCAGCACAGCGTTTGAAATGGCTTTGTTAGGTACAGGTGTACTAAAAGGTCCGTTTGCTGTTAATAAAGAATACTCAAACTGGGACGATGAAGGTGTCTACAGTCCTACAGTCAAAACTGTACCTCAGATTGGGCATGTAAGTATATGGAATTTTTATCCAGACCCAGACGCAAACAATATGGAAGAAGCTCAGTACGTAATTGAAAGGCACAAATATAATAGGAGTCAGCTTCGTGATCTTAAAAAGCGTCCTTTCTTTAGAGCTAATGTAATTGACACTTGTATTCAAATGGGAGAAGCTTACGTAAAGGAGTGGTGGGAAGATGACATCTCTGATGAAGAGCAGCACCACAGCATTGAACGCTTTGAGGTACTAGAGTATTGGGGTATTATAGATACTGAGTTGCTTGAAGATGAAGATGTAAATATTCCATCTGAATACAAAGACCTTGATCAAGTTCAGGCTAATGTTTGGATTGTTAACAATCAAGTTATTCGTCTTGTTGTTAATCCCTTTAAACCTGTGCGTATTCCATACATGGCTGCTCCTTACGAGCTAAACCCTTACAGCTTTTTTGGTGTAGGGCTTGCTGAGAACATGGACGACACTCAAACGCTGATGAATGGCTTTATGCGTATGGCAGTAGATAACGCTGTGTTGTCAGGGAATTTGATTCTAGAGGTAGACGAAACAAACCTTACTCCGGGTCAAGACCTTAATGTATACCCCGGTAAAGTTTTTAGACGGCAGGGTGGCGCTCCGGGTCAAGCTATCTTTGGCACTAAGTTTCCTAATGTGTCTGGTGAAAACCTACAGTTGTTTGATAAGTCTCGTCAGCTTGCAGATGAAAGCACAGGCTTTCCTTCCTTTGCACACGGACAGACGGGCATAACAGGTGTTGGTCGTACTGCTAGTGGCATTAGTATGCTTATGGGTGCGGCATCAGGAGCTATTAAAGCTGTAATTAAAAACGTTGACGATTACATGCTTAAGCCTTTGGGCGAAGGTTTGTTTCAGTTTAACATGCAGTTTGACTTTGACAAAGAAATCAAAGGTGATCTAGAAGTTAAGGCTCGTGGTACTGAAAGCTTAATGGCTAATGAAGTACGTAGCCAGCGGCTCATGCAGTTTTTAGGAATTGCAAGCAATCCTTCTCTTGCACCTTTTGCAAAATTTGATTATATTATTATGGAGCTTGCTCGTACATTAGACCTTGACCCTGAAAAAATTACAAACAATATGAGTCAAGCTATTTTACAGGCAAAGTTGCTTAAGGACTTTCAGGCTACTCAGCCTCAACAGGCTCCACAAGCTCCTCCAGCAGGGGCAAACCCTAATGACCCTACAGGTGCAGGTGGAGGCACAATCGGTACGGGCGTAGCCCCAACACCTCAAGAAGAAGGATTTAGCGGTAATGCCGGAACACAACCAGCAGCAGGCGGAGAAGCGCCTGTCGGGCCTCTACAATAACCCTAATCTATGGCCTAACTTTGTAGAGTATTTAGACTATCAAATAGAACAACAGCATAAAGTTCTAGAACAATCCGATTCTAGTGTGGGTATACAAAGAGCGCAAGGCGCTATTCAGGCACTTAGAAAACTAAAAGCTTTAGAAAATATAGTTAAGAAGGATTAATAATGAACAACCAAATGAAACAATTTGAAAAGGGTGGAGAGGTTGATCCCGTATCAGGCAATAATGTACCGCTAGGCAGCACAGCAAAGGAGGTACGTGATGACCAGCCTGCTATGCTTAGTGAAGGTGAGATGGTAGTTCCTGCTGATGTTGTTCGTTATTTTGGTGTTGAGTTTTTTATGAAACTTAGAGACGAAGCTAAAATGGGCTTTAAGAAAATGGAGGCTATGGGTCAGTTTGGCACAGATGAAGGACAAACATTACCAGACGACACACTATTTAATGCGGGTGGCCCACCTTTTACGATTGAGGATATTGAGGTTATTGAACCTGATGATATAGAAGAAGAAACTTTAGAAGCTAACGTAGGAGCTTTTGTTCAAGGAGGGCAGGGAACTGACCCTTTTAATCAACCGACTGGAACTGCTACATCTACAACTCTTGCAAATGCAAGCAAAGACCCGCAAGGATTTTTACAAAGTTTAGGTAATCGTGCTTTTGGTACAGACGATATTATAAAATCTATTGGTGACGTAAACTTTAATTATTTATTTGCTTTGGCACCAAAAGGCGCAGACTTTAGTGGTGTTACAGATAGCGGTAAAAAAGTTCTTGATGATTACTTTACTGACTTTTCAAACAAACTTAGTGCTTCCGTACAGTCTCCTACTACAGTAGAAGAAGAAGGGTCAGAAGATCAAGATACAGGTCCGACTGCTGGTCAGGGTATAGGCTCTATGTCTGAATTAGCTTCAGCGCCTACTGCGGCTAACATTCAGGCAGCTAAAGATTTTTCAGAATATCCGTCGTCACTAATAGGTGTTATGGATGGATTAATCTCTGCGGCATTAAATCCTTTTGGTAATATGCTTGGGCCACCCGGAGTGGCAGGTATGGTAGGTCGTGGGCTATCAAGTGTATTTTCAAAAGGTTTAAGCGTAGGGTTGCCATTTGGCATAGGGCCATAGATATCTCTGACTGACCCTATTGGAAAAGGAAAAGGTAATATTGACAAGATTGCTACGATGGATCAAGTAGTAGCTAAAGCAATTACTACTGCTGCTAATAATACTAACCCAAAAGACCTTGAGT